CTCTTCTATCCTATTTCTGACAGTTTTTTCAGTTACGCCCATGTACTCGGCCATGTTTTTTAGTGTAATTTCACCGTCAAAAGTACATGATTCAAAGGCATTTTCTAGTGCAACTTTCCTATCTTTTTTCTTTTTTTCCTTCGGTTTTCGTTTGTCCATTGCACGTTGCCAGGGTGCTTTATCCCCCTCAGCCTCCTGGTCCTTTAGCAGCCCATCCTCATCCACCTGGTGCGTCGGATAGTTAAACCATAGATTTACTGGTTTGAACTTCGGGAATTCCCTCAGCGTCCCGTCTATCCGCCAGGCCGTCCGTTGCTGGATGTGCTGCCTGGCAGCGAATACGTCTTTGAGCATATCCTGATACCTATCCTGGCCTAGCAGCTTATCACAGGCCGGTAACATCTGCTTTTCTGAGCACCTATCATCCTGGCTTACTTCCTCGTCCCAGTCTGGCACATACTTGGTTAGCCAGGCCTCGCATACTGCGCATACCGCCTTGTTTTCTTCCTGCTTTAGTAGATCGTCCGTCAAATCCAGCTCGATGAGGTCAAGTAATACGTCCGGATCCCGGGCGAACACTCCGGAACCTGACGCCCGGTCCATGGATCTCTTTTGTCCCTGCTGCCCTTTTGAGTGATGGTGACAGTAGATTACCGCGGCCCCCAGGTCATGACATATCAGGTCAAATTGATTACAGAAGTGGGCCATCTGGTCGGCTGAGTTTTCATCCCCGGTAATGACTTTATATATGGGATCTATAATGATAGCGATATAATTCTTCTTGGCGGCTCTCCGGATCAGCTTGGGGGCCAGCCGATCCATGGGGACTGATTTCCCTCGGAGGTTCCATATATCGATGTTGGCCAGGTTGTCCGGGAACCACCCCAGGGCATTATAGACGTCCTTAAAACGATGCAGACAGCTGGCCCGGTCCAGCTCCAGGTTGACATACATAACCTTGCCCTGGGCACAGGCCCATCCCAGCCATTCTTTTCCCTCAGCAATAGCACAGCATAGTTCTATGAGTGCAAATGACTTGCCAGCTTTTGATGGCCCGGCTAGGAGCATTTTATGGCCTTGTCTGAGTACTCCCTCTATCAAAGGCGGGGCCAGGTCCGGCAGGTTGTCCCACGCATCGGCCATACTCTCCGGCTCCGGTAGGTCGTCATTGACTGCCTCGATCCAGTCCTGCCACTCCTGCCATGACTCTTTTCCTATATTGGTATCGACAAGGAACTGTTTCTGGCCGTTACGCATCACGCCAGGCATCCGGCTTAAACGTGATGGGTTCCGGTTCTGACTGTCTACTTTTAGGCCGTTTTTCTTACAGACATTATAGAGGTAGTCAACCCGTTTCCGGTATTCCTCATAGTTTCCAGCATCAACCCGGACGATGGCATGTAGGCTTTTCTTGCCGCTATGTACCAGACAGGCTACCGGTAATTCCAGCTCCCGAATGATCGCGTGCTGTTGGTCAATCGGCATATCGTCACTTTCCACCAGGGCAAACTTGTAATCGGTCACATTCTCATTCTTAACGCCTTTACCATCCAGCGGGTTAAATCTAATCCACGCGCCTACCTCGGGCTTATAGTCGCCCAGGACGCTACCTATATCACCTTTACAATTATTAAGCTGCTGTATGAGTTCCCCGGCTGTCCGGTCCCAGCATCCTTTTGTGGGCAGGTACTTGCCGTCTTTTTCCCATGATTCCGTAACATAGCCCACATTCTCAGATGCTTCAAAAAGGATTGACAGGTATTTAGTCAGGTGGGCTACCGGATCCCATCTGTCAGGCTCAGTTACCTCCTGCCCTTCGATCCAGTTTTTATCCACGACAACCAGGTCATCTTTCCCGCCGATCATGGCATCCCATTCTAACTCTTGCCCTGGGCCGGAGTCTCTACGTTCCGGCACCCAGCCCTGGTCCTTCGCCAATGCTACCAGGGTACCGGCAGTCACCGGGTTAGGGGAACCTTGAAAGCTCCCCCACTTCTTAAAACATTCCCCGGCATGATACCGTTTTGGGTCACGTCTGCTCCAGTTATCCCAGTCTGCAGCCGTGTAACCAGCGTCCTTGAGGGCCATGCCCACATTTATCCAGTCCTGGTAGTCCAGCCTGGAGGGATCTATATGCTCAAGTAGTTCAAGTTCAGTCATCAAGCGGCCCTCCTATCTCCCCACATACTCCATAAATTCAATCTCTATAGGCTTATACTCACTCGGAATAATATCGCGCGGCACCCGCCAACCATTGCCCGCGATCCTATCTATCAGTTTCTTAGCCGTTTCAAACTGCCATGTACCCACGTGCTGGAATCCCTTTTGCTCTAAAAACCTAATTTGTTTGGGAGTTGTAAGCCCTTCCATCCGTCTCATAGCTAGTCGGTCTAATAGCTTAGCTGCTTTACCTGCAGACTCTATTTGGTCGGGGAATATACCCAGCTTTTCAAGTGTTTTAACCTGCTTATCGGAGGGCGGCCCACATTCCCATCCAAAAGCCGGGATATATCCAGCCAGGTCCTCAGCCTGGATTGACATTTCAAACTGCAGCGGGTCTACTAACTTGCGCTTGCGGTGCCGCATTTCCTGGAGCTGTTTGGCTAGGGCTTCCTCTCTGGCTGCCACTGCATCACTGGCAGCTTGAGCCTCGGCCTCCTCAATGTCGACCGGCTCCCCGGATTCTTCTATGTTTTTGGTCATGATCTCAGCCACTTCCGGAGACTCACAAATCAGGTGTGCAGGGTGGCAGAGTTCATGCCGCTCGGTATGCCAAAGAAAATCCAGTAAAAGCAGGTGGTCCTTGCCGTCAAATAGGCGGGTACCCCTGCCAACCATCTGGCAATAGAGGCTACGTATTTTGGTCGGTCTTAGCACGACGATGCAGTCAACGCTGGGGCAGTCCCAGCCCTCCGTCAGCAGCATGGAGTTACAGAGCACATCATATTTACCCGCCTCGAAGTCTGCTAGTACCTCGGCCCGATCCCCGCTCTCTCCGTTGACCTCGGCGGCCCGGAAGCCTTTTTGCTCCAGGATGTCCCGGAATTTCTGACTGGTCTTAATAAGCGGCAGGAATACTACTGTCTTACGGTCAAAGCAATACTTGGTCATTTCGTCGGCTATCTGGTGCAGGTACGGGTCCAGAGCCGACCCCAGGTCACTAGTTTTGAAATCTCCGGCCTGTTGGCCTACCCCGGTAAGGTCCAGCTTTAACGGGATAGTCTGGGCCTTAATTTTGCACAGGTACCCTTCTTTGATAGCCCTGGGCAGGGTGTATTCATACGCCAGGCTTTCAAAATACTGCCCTAAGTTCCTCATATCCCCCCGGTCAGGTGTAGCCGTTACGCCTAGCACTTTAGCCTGGTCAAAGTGTCCCAACACTCGCTGGTAGCTGTCACTAATGCAATGATGAGCCTCATCCACGATAATGGTATTGAAAAAGTCTACCGGGAACCGGGCCAGACGACTCTCCCGCATCAGGGACTGGACGCTGCCCACTACTACCCGGTACCAGCTGCCCAGGCAGGTATTCTCTGCTTTCTCAACCGCGCAGCCCAGGCCGGTGGCCTGGCTTAACTTGTCGGCTGCCTGGTCTAAGAGCTCGCCCCGGTGAGCGAGTATTAAAACCCGCTCACCATCACGCACGCAGTCCTCGGATAGCTTACTAAACACTATTGTCTTACCGGTACCGGTAGGCATAACTGCCAGGGTCTTATTATTGCCCTTTGCCCACTCAGCCTGTATAGCTGTTTTTGCTTCTGCTTGATATGGTCGTAACTGCATAGGCTAAAACTTCCCCGGAGTAAAGCCTTTAGCTTCCGGCTCGTAAAACTTCTTAATCTCGTTAAATACCATTTCTTTGCCTTCATCATTGGTCCATTTACGGGTGCCTACCTTACACCGGCCCTTAGATCCTACGACTGCGTTCCAGTTCATCTTCATTTTTTCACCCTTTTGCCGCTGGCCGATGCCCGCAAAAAATGCACATAGCATACCCTCAGTTATCGTATGCAGAAACAACTGATGCTTAATAGTAGATACACCTTCCTTGCCCTCGATGCGGATATGGACTATAGCCTTGTTACAGGGAGGCAGCTTTTCAGAACCGTTATGCCGGCCACGTTCAAAATCGATAACCTCAAAGTCATAGTCACCGTCCGGCAGTATGACAAACTCTGGGCTATCATTTTCTATAACGTCATTCCAGCCCAATTCTCCCTCAGTTCTGGTTATTTTTGTTCCTAAATCGTCAAAATTATTCATGAGTTATAATTCCTCCTTATTATTAAAATGGTACTTCGTTCCGACTGTCCTCTATCATCTGGAATACCTGTCCCCAGGCCCCTACCAATACTCCCTCGATGAAGCCTGGATCGTAGTTTTCAACTGGAGTATCAATGGGATAATATCCTTTGCTGGCTACTGCCCGCTGTATTTCCTGGACTGTTACGCTATTGGTTTTCATCAGGTCCAGTAGTGCCCTGGGCAGGTTCAGCTCTGGCTGTTTAGTTACGTCTGACCAGTCAGCCTTTTCAGGTATAGTCTCCTGTTTAGGTGGCTCTGTTTTTGGTGGCTCTGGCGGAGCTTGCTGTTGTGGTTTTTCTTGTGAGGCTGCAGCTCCACCCCGGGATGGTATACAGTGCGCTATTTCGCTGTAATGCAGTTCATCCAGTTCATCTAAGAGATCGTGCCGGTTCTTTGCATCCCAGCAGGGATGATGCGTAGTATATATAACCCGTCTCCCACCTCGGGCTTTATTTATACCTTTATCTGTGCCTTGTCCATCTACATTAACTACATAGGTTTTGTAATTAAAAAATAGGACCATGTCTGCCCATTCCTTCACTATTGGAGCAGTTTTCCTCTGCAGCTTCATTTCCCACCGGTCATAGGCGCCCATCTCGTCCGGCTGCTCGAACTTACGCATCTGGGCATGGGCAACCATGACCACATTTATTCCTAGGTCAATAAGCTCAGTAAGAGCATTTAGCAGCCGGCCAAACTCTTCAGCAAGGTAGACATAACCTTTGCCATAGCCGAAGTCCTCAATGCCTGTTTTTTGAGACTTTGCACATATTTCTTCTATGCACAACCGCTCGGCCCAGTCTGCCGTATCAACTATCAGGGTGTCGCAGATATTGGGGTTAGCCCTGACGTAATTAATCTCCTGCAGCAACATGGTCCAGCTGGAGGGATTAGGTAACCTGGCTACGTCCATATGTTTCGTACTGCCCTCTGTATCGATAAATACCGGGTTCGGGAACCGGCTGGCAAAGTATGATTTTCCTATGCCTTCCGGACCATAAATTACGACCTTTTGAGCACTTTCAATCTTTCCTCGGGTAATCTGCACTAAAACTCACCTGCTTTCCATTTCGGGGTTTCTTGTGCTGGCTGTTCAGCACCAACCACATACCCATCCTCTATAACAATGCTGCATTCAT